GGGCAGTGCGAAACGCACAAGCCCAACCGTATGCCGTACTGGAAACCAGGCCATGCTCGATGTCGTCACTGTGAAAGGATTAAAGGATGAGCTACCCGCATACTGGAAATAGGTTGTGTCGCAACTGTCGGCATTACCGGACTGCGGGGAACTTCCGACTTCCCAGCAGTTATATCTGGGGAATGTGCGGGGTCACTGGAGCAGATGAAGCACCCCTTCACTCCTGCGGGTTTTGGGAGTGGGATGAGGATCGAAAGGAGAAGAAGGATTGAGCGAGAAGCGATGGAACGCTCCCAGAATCTGTGTGATGTGCGAGATGAAGTACATCCCCCTAGTAGCACGACAGAAAACCTGCGGGGAGATCTGCAGCAGAGAATACAAACTAGAGCAGGAAAAACTGAAGTATCGGTCGGTCAATCCGAAACCGTGCATCGTCTGCAAAGAAATCTTTCAGGCAGATCGACGAGCAAAAACCTGCAGTGAGGAATGCAGTCGGAAATGGCGGAACAGAAGGATTGGGAGGAAGTATCCACCCAAGAATTGTGTCGTCTGCAAGAAGGAATTTTACGGGAGTCCTCGATCCATCACTTGCAGTGCGGAGTGCTCGTATCAGTCGAAGTTGGAGAGGTCACGACTCGGTTTGTATCTGAAGGATCGACCACCGAAACCCTGCGAAACCTGCGGGGAGATGTTCAAACCGAAGACTCTATCCCATCGATTCTGTGGACGGAGATGCTGGGAATCGAACCCCAGAAAGCCTCCCCAGATTGTGGCCTGTCTGCAATGTGGAAGTGACTATACGAAGATAAAGAGTCACCAGAAATACTGCAGTGCTGACTGTTTTGATGAGGCAAGAAAGGAGAGAGCACAGCGAACTAATTGGAAAGTCCGTGGGGTTCCAGAGAAGAAGGTGGTGAAGTGCAAGTCCTGCAATTTCCATTTTGAGCAGAAGCACTCCCGCCATGTCTACTGTTCCGCAAGTTGTAATTCGGATGCCCAACGGGAACGTGGACGACTCGCAACCCAGAACTCACCCATTCGACCTAAAAAGTGTCTGCACTGCAAAGGGGAGTTCAAACCCAGAACTCGGAAGTCGATGGCAAAGTTCTGTTCCCACAAATGCCGAGGTGGGTATCAGGTAGGAAAGAGACAAGAAAAGATTGATGAACTGGAGAAGGAACAGAAGAACTTGGTTCAACTGCAGAAGAAATGGGACGACTCATCGATTCAGATCCGAGATTGTCCTGCAGATACAGCATATGCCAAGGAAATCTGGGCCTATCTGAAGAAGGGCAAGACGATCACTAAGTATCTGCACCCGATTTGGGCAGTTGGATCAACCATCAATGAAGATGAGGAGGAATTGATCGAATTAGAAATTTAACGGTGCTGGGCAAAGTGGTGAGCGGAGTCCTCCCTAAACAAATTCCGCTACATTCATGTACCACCTAATCAATACGGGGGTTTTTATAGTTTTCTCCCCCTACGATGTCAGCACCTCCCCACCCACTGATCTGCATCAGGCCCATCCTGTGGGTCTGGTAGAGACCAGTGACGGACTGAGAATCAGAGGATGTAATTACGCTATTGGGTCCTCTCAGCATAAAGCTGTCAATGCGCTCGACGTTCTGCTGACACGGTAACGACGACGAGGTTCTTCAATCCAAACTGATAACGCCTATGGGATCTGGCGAGAAGGTGCTGGTCTCCTATTCCAAAACTACATTTGGGTGGGCTGTGTCACGGTAAGTTGCGATAAGGTCGGGTTTGATGCGGTCGGGTTTGATGCGGTGAGGTCAACACAATATCAGAATTTAATCCTTTTGGGCTAGGTCTGGTGAGACTGTGTCGGATCAGGTCAGTTGAGGTGTGCTGGGATATGATGCGATGGGGTGCGGTCAACCATAGAAGAGAGATTCTAAAGGGGTCTCTCTCCTGTCGTTGGATGGGATCGAGGTAGTGTGAGGTGGTATGTGTTCCGGTTGGTTGAGGTGCTGCCTGTTTGGGTCGGGTTCTGTGGAGCAAGGTAGGTTGCGGTTTGATATGGCAAGGCTTGGCTAACGGCAGAAAGACTAAAAGTCCTTCTCTCCTATCGTTAGATGGGATCGAGGTGGTGTACGCCGATGTTTGGTGCGGTGGCGTATGGTGGTGCGGGGTCTGATTTGGTTAGTTGCGGTGCGTTATGACACGTTGCGGTGTGGCTAACGACAGAATAGAGGGACCAAAGGTCTTTCTCTCCTATCGTTAGATAGGGTTCAAGGTGTGTCATGTCAGGGTTAGTTAAGTTGAGGTGCGTTCTGCTGAGATCGGGCTTGTTCGGTTCTACTATGTTGGGTTTTGGTTCGTTTGGGCAGGGCAATGCCAGGCCTGGCATGGTTTGGTAGGGCTGGACCCGGCAAGACAGGACCTAGAATTATACACACTTGGAGTGGCGAGGCGTGATCGCCTCCCTACTCTCACTCTCTCACTCAAGAAAAGGTAATCACTATGGAAATTCTACGTTTCCAAATTAAGGGGGAAACCCCATTGATGATGCACAACAATGTCGCTTGTGATCCGTTGCATCCATTAGCAAAACAGATGAAGAAGATTTCGTCTGTACGAAACAAGACCGATGAACACCATGAGGAATTGGCCTTCATTGAATACCAGGCCGGTATCTACCATGACCCAAAGATTGGTCCCTACATCCCAGGCCGTTGCATGGATGCACTTCTACGAGAAGCTGCAAAGTTCTCTAAGAAAGGCAAGACCGTGACCCGTGCTCTGCAAACCGTAGAGGACAAGATCAAACTGATTTTTGACGGACCCTCCGACATCCCATCCTTATATAGAAAGGGATTTAGGGACCGCAGACCTGTCACCGTCAATCGATCCACTGTGATCCGCACCAGACCTTTCTTTGATGAATGGGCCGCAGAGTTTCAGGTTGCCATTGATCCATCCCAACTTGATGCGGTTGAGGTGAAGCAGTTTCTGGAGATTGGAGGTCGTTTGGTTGGTCTCTGTGACTACCGTCCTACTTACGGCAAATTCAATTTAGAGGTGGCCGCTTAATGGAAAAGCTCACCGTCTACCCTGCTTGGAAAGCCAGAGTTGAGGAGATTCTGGAACTCTATGAGATTGGTGAGCTGATCCCTCACCAGTTCTTTTATGACCTCTTTGAATGCCATCCAAATCAGGAAGGTATCTCTGTTGAGGCATATAAGAAACGTCAGATCGAGTTCCTGCAGCACTTCACGGGATTCCGTGACCATCTGCTGTTAGATCATAAGATCGATCTGGTAAACGTCCGCACAGAAGGATACCGCATGGTTCCTCCTTCTGAGCAGGCGGAACTTGCTGAAAGGCAACTGCACCAGCACCTCTCCAAGATGCTGGACAAGGCTCAACGTCGAGTGTCCTTCACCCGATTTGAGGAACTGGATGACCATCAGAAACACCGTCACCGAGAGGTTGCTGTGCGTCTGAAAAGTCTATCCATGATGGCTAGTGATAAACGCAAAGAGATTCCCAGCCTGCGTGAGCATTTGGCTATAGAGAATCAGTAAACAAAACACTAAACAAATAGGTAAAGATGGCTTGGTTGCCCAAATCCTACAAAGCACCCTCCGCAGGAGGTGACTTTCTGAACCCCTCAAGGATTCCTGAATCTGATCACATGGATCGACCTGTCAAGATCCGTGTTCTTGGAAACTTTGATTATCCCAAGACTGCCATCATGGGATGGAGTTCCTGGGAACGTACAGCACAGAAGAATATCTGTCACCGAGTGGAATACAGCGATGAGGCCAGAGCAGAACTGGAAGCCAGGGAGTACGATGATGTCAAACACTTCTGGGCCTTGCTGGTTTACAACTGGGAAGAGATGAGACCCCAAATCTTTGAATTCACCCAGGCTAGCATTCGCAACGACCTGCTGAAACTTTTCGCTGATCCTGACTGGGAAGATCCAAAGGATTATGACATTAAGATCCGTAAGAACGGGTCAGGGGTAAACACCAAGTACAGTGTTGTCCCTGTGGGAAAGGCCGAACTGCCCAAGGATGTCCGTGATCAGATCAAGTCCAGCAAGTACGATTTCACCCGTCTGTTCAAGAATGAGCAGGTTTTTGAAGGGTCCGTTACTCCCTTGGAGAAACCAAAGGAAGTGAAGGAAGAAAAGCAGATTGCCACCCAAGAGGAAGAGGATGTTCTATTCTGACCCTTATGAGGTGATCAGACATAAAGGCATGACTCCACCCGATGAAATCTTCTTTGACGAGGAGATTCATCGGTTCTCTGCCAACGGCAAACCAATGGACAAGGCTGGATGGTACACCGGAAAGGATACCGGAGACCTGAAGGTCCTTGTCTTTGGAGATTGGCGGATGGGCGGAAAATATGTCTGGACCAATCTGGAAACCACCGACAAACGAACCAAGGAATACAAGCAGGCTCAGAAGATCCATGAGGAACTGAAAGCCAAGCAGGAAGAGCTGCAACGGCAGAAGTACGAAGAATCTGCAGAGTATGCCACGAGAATCTGGGAGAAGTCCGTAGATGCTCCTGCAGATCATCCGTACCTGCAGAAGAAAGGAATTGGACCCAATGGGATTCGTTTCAAACGTGACGATAATCAGGATCGTCTGGTCCTTCCCTTGATGAATGAGAGACAGCAGATCCAAACCCTGCAGTACATTGATGACGATGGCAACAAACTATTTTTACCCAATGGAAAGGCCCGTGGTGGGTTCTTCTGGATCGGAACAGACCCTGATGAAGTAACCCCAGAGGTCCTGCTGATCTGTGAAGGTTTTGCAACGGCTGCCAGTCTTCATGAGTGTACTGGATGCCCTGTGGTCGTTGCCTTTAATCTGGGGAACCTCAAACCTGTCCTGCAGGCCGTTTTGCCTCGGTTCACAAGTCAGACACAGGTTCTGCTTTGTGCTGATGATGACCGTTTTAAGGATCGAAATCGAGGAATGGAGGAAGCCGAGAAACTGGCACAGGAATTTTCCCTGCGTTGGGTTGCTCCTAAATGGCCTGACGGATCAGACACTGGAACAGATTTCAATGACCTGGTTGCCCAGATTGGTAAAGATCAGGTCCGTGATCAGATTGAGTCTGTCCTCGACAAACCTGCAGAGATTCCTGCTTCTTGGTGGAAGATCAGCGAAAAGGGTGCAATCAGTTTCTCCAGTCAGTTTGCTGCAGAGTCTTGGGTTCTCTCCCATCAACACCGAGTGTATCAACATCCAGACCTCTGGCAGTTCAATGGGAAGGTCTGGGAACGACTGGAACCAGAGTCTGCCAAGGCAGAGATCCGTCGTCTGGTCTGCCGAGGCAAAGGTGCTGAAGAGGGAATGCTACGCTCCTCCCATGTTGAGGACACGTTGTCTCAGTCCAAGATGATCCTCCAACAAGGCAACCTGATTGAGTTTGATCATAACCCAAAACTGCTGGTCTTCCGTAACGGCACTTTGGACCTCGATGCTGGAGAGTTCCGTAAAGGACAGTGGAGTGCAGAAGATCATACGACGATCCTGCGAGACTATGACTATGATGAGTCTGCCGATTGTCCAAGATGGAAAGCATTCCTAGAAGAAGTCCAACTGGAGAAGGATACGATCCAACGACTGCAGGAATGGTGTGGATACTGTCTTGTTCCCGATGTCTCTCTGCAACGATGTCTGATGCTGGTCGGTGATGGAAAGAATGGAAAGTCCGTTTTCCTTCAAACACTCCGAGAAGTCATTGGATCTGCCAATGTCTCCAGCCTGGAACTCGCAGAGATGTTTGATCGGTTTAAGGTCGGAGGACTGCAAGGGAAACTAGCCAACATCTGTAGCGATGTAGACACCAACACCGTCATCCATACCAGTTTCAAGAAGATCGTCGCAGGAGAACACACCGTTGCCGAACGCAAACACTATGACCCGTTTGAGTTCCAACCCTTTGCCCGAATCCTTTTCTCTGCCAACAAGTTCAATCCTACTAGAGACCACTCTGAAGGATTTTATCGACGTTTCGACATCGTCCGATTCCAGCGGTTCTTTGAAGACCATGAACGAGATCCTGCTCTGCTTTACAAGCTCAAGGATGAACTGCCTGGGATCTTCAACTGGGCACTGCTCGGACTGATCAGAATGATCAACCAGAACATGAACCTGACACATTCCAAATCAATGGCACAGGAACATGAGAAGTTCAGACTAGAGACTCATCCGTTCCGTGGATTCTTGGAAGAATGCTGCGAGATCAAAACAACTGAAGACGGTGATCCTATCGGTAATGTTGAGAAGTCCTTCTTCATTGAGAAGTACAAGGAATGGTGTGAACAAAATGGCTATCGAATGCAGTCCACTCATCGAATTACCGCAGACCTTGCTGCTCTCGGTGTGGAAGTCAAACGAGCAAGAGAAGGAACCAGTCTCGTCCGCCAGTACGTTGGCGTAATGATGCTCTGACTCAAGAGACCATGATGAAAATGTTCCCACTCTGTTCCAACTTGTTCCACCTTTTAAAAGTGAAGTGGGAACAGGTCTAGCCCAGTAACGGCAAGGGGTAGAGAAAACTGTTCCATCTGTTCCATCTTTTTTTTATTTATTACGTGAAGAGAGAAATAGAAATACAAGAAAATATAGAAGAATAATGAATATATATAATCTCAATAATATAAATAATCTGGGGAAAAAGTTGGAACAGTTGGAACAAAACCTTGGAGGCCAGACAGATTCTGGCCTACAGCGTTCCAACTTTGGTAAAATAGCTGGAACAAAGTTGGAACAAAGTTGGAACAAATTAGGTGTCTGTGAGGCCAAAAACTGCAAAAACACCAAGGATTTCAATGTACTATGCGGAGAATGCGAAATTCTTGAATTTAGCGAGTTTTGTCGCCTTGGATCGATATTTTATATACCTAATCATTGGATAATCCCCGAAAATCAAGAATCAATGGACGATTTACAAGAAATGGCAGAAGTCGTGACCAATATCGTCCGTAAACGTGATCACTCCCTGAAAGTGGTCTTGGATGGAAACAAACTCATCTGCCAGTCTTGGATGAAAACCCATGTTGATGAATCTATTCCAGAATGGTTGAGATAATGACTGAGCCAAAGAAAAGCAATCGTAAGTATTCCGATGAACAGGTGGAAGCCTTCTGCAATCACATTGCCGATGGCAAGAGTCTTCAGGAAACTGCAGATCTCTATGGGATGACGAGGTATGCACTGTACCAGGTGCTAAACAGGAATCATCAGGAACGTTATATGTCTGCTCTCAATGAGAGGGCAATGCGCCATGCAGAACACATTGAGTATCTTGCCAAAGAGTGTGAACAGGGACGGATTGATCCTAGAGCTGCAGATGTATCTATCCGTGCCAGACAGTGGATCTGTGCCAAATATCACCCTGAGTTCCTTGCCGAGCGAATGAAAAAGGATGTGAGTGTGGAACACTCGATGAGGAAGGAACACTTGGACACCATGAAGAAGATTGCGAAGAGAAAAGCGGAGATTGAATACAAGTCTGAGCAGAAGCCCAAGGATTGAGCAGATGCCCGTTAACATTACGCACGCTCGATTCTCCTACAACTTTAGGCGTTATTTTGGGCTATATGTTCGTTAAGTTAACATTATCGAACATATAGAAATGATCAGTTGGTGGCGAGGGTGGGAACCGACATGCCGCAGAAAAACTGGGATCGAGCAGGATATGACTGAAAAGGGCAACAAAAAGGGCAACATCTGGGTCCAGATCGCAGATTTTCGCAGACCCCCCCAGGGGTGGTCGAACCGAGGGGGTGGTGCGTGGGCGCACCCCTCCACACCCCCCCCGTACCCCTTAGAACCTAGAACGGCACCCCGATGCTAAAAATTTTCAAAATTTCCCCACAACCGAAGCCGAGGATGACCAGATCCGACAGATGGAGAACCAGACCCTCGGTGCTGGCATACCGAGCATTTGCCGATGCAATGCGTTCTCAATCCGATGGCTGGGAACTGCCGGATGCCTTCCATGTGAGGTTCATCGTCCCCATGCCGAAGTCCTGGTCCAAACGCAAACGCCTGCAGATGGTTTCAACCCCCCACCGACAGAGACCGGATCTGGACAACTTCATCAAGAGTTTCGACTGCCTCCGCGAAGACGACAGCAGCATCTGGAAAATCTCTGCCGAGAAAATCTGGGGAGAGGAAGGCGCAATCATCATTGACGATTTGAAGGACAACTAAGGAGACCTATGCAGAGAACTGCCATCATCATTTACCTAGCCGCCATCGTAACTGCAAACCTACTGATCCTAGAGTTTGGTCCGAGTGTTTCGATCATCAACGCCTTTCTGTTGATTGGGCTAGACCTGTCTTTGAGAGACTACCTGCATGACTGCTGGCAGGAGAACCTGAAACGCAACATGGCCCTGTTGATCTGTGCAGGGTCAGGGTTGACAATCTTGCTGAACCTCGACGCCTTGCAGATCGCTCTAGCCAGTGCCGCAGCCTTTGGGATTTCTGCCCTGCTGGACTCCTTCGTCTACCACAAATTAAAAGATCACCCGTACCTCGTCCGTTCCAACTCCTCCAACCTGCTGGGATCATTGACCGACTCAATCCTGTTCCCAGTGCTAGCATTCGGAGGATTCCCCGTTTGGATCATTGCAGGACAGTTTGCAGCAAAACTGCTGGGTGGATTCATCTGGAGTCTGGGAATCAACAAACTCCGCACAGCAGAATGATTCACTATCACGGGACGAGAATTGCCGCGAGTGATGATCAGGTCACAAGGATTTTGAAGTCCAGACATGCCTGTGTGTCCTATGCGGATCTGTCACAGTTGTCAATTGTGCAAGAGGTTTGTCAGTCGTGGATGCTGGACAATGGGGCCTACAGTTTCTGGAACTCTGGCAAGACCACAGACTGGGAAGACTACTACAAGTTTGTCAGTGATCTGAAGGACCCGTGCTGTGATTTCTGGATCATTCCCGATGTGATTGATGGGACAGAAGATGAGAACAATGAATTGATTGAGAACTGTCCGTTGCCTGGAGGGACTCCAGTTTGGCATTTCAACGAATCACTGCAGAAGTTGGAGTGGTTGGCAGAACAATTTGAGAGAGTTTGTATTGGGACAACGGCAGGTTTGTCCCCAAATTCAGAGAATTATTGGGTTCGACTGCACCAGGCCCTTGACCGCATCACAGACAAGGACGGGAAGACTGCAATCAAACTACATGGATTACGGGCTTTACATCCAGAAATTTTCTGCAAGGTTCCCTTTGCATCCGCAGACTCTACAGCCGTAGGTCGGAACTTGAGTTTGAGCAGCAACTCCATTTTCAACAACTCCTCAACATTTGACAAATTGAGCATTCATGGCAGAGCAATGGTTTTGATAGATCGGATTGAATCGTTCAATGCTCCGAGGCATTGGGACCGTAATCACTCCAGTGTCCAGCTTGATTTATTCGGAGCACCCTAATGCAACTCAGTGAACTGATCCTGACCTACGAACGGCATCCAGATCTCTTTGTCGAGGACCTCTTGGGCGTGACCCCCCAGGACTGGCAGCGGGAGGTGATGTCTGCCGTGGCAAAGGGACAGCGGAGGTGCAGCATCCGCTCTGGGCATGGAGTCGGAAAATCATCTTGTGCCAGTTGGCTCATGATCTGGTTCCTCCTGACAAGGTATCCGGTAAAGATCGTGGTCACAGCACCAACGGCATCGCAGTTGTTCGATGCTCTCTTTGCAGAGTGCAAGCGCTGGATCAAGGAACTCCCCACCCCAATCAAATCGTTGCTGGAGATGAAGTCCGACCGGATTGAGCTGGGTTCTTCTCCGACCGAGGCATTCATCTCAGCCCGAACGAGCAGATCCGAATCCCCAGAATCCCTGGCAGGAGTCCATGCAGATCATGTGTTGCTGGTGGTCGACGAGGCATCTGGAGTACCGGAGTCGGTCTTTGAGGCAGCCTACGGATCGATGTCTGGGAAGGACGCCACAACAATTTTGCTCGGCAACCCCACCCGATCATCAGGGTATTTCTACGAAACGCACACAAGACTGCGGGACAGTTGGTGGACAAAACAGGTCAGTTGCTTGGATTCTCCCCTGGTCTCTCCAGACTTCATCCAAGAGATGGAACTGAAGTACGGTGCCCAGAGCAACGCGATGAAAGTGCGAGTATATGGTGAGTTTCCAACTGCCGAGGACGACACCCTGATCTCTCTGCATGCAGTCGAGCAGGCATCCAAGCGAGTAGTCGAACAACCGGAGGGAACCCCCGTAGTCTGGGGCCTGGATGTCGCACGGTACGGAGATGATGCGAGTGTCCTCTGCATCCGCCAGGGCAGACACCTCATCGAACTGCACAGCTGGAAGAAACTCTCATTGATGGAACTGTCAGGACGGGTGCTGGATCTCCTGAACAGTGCAGACGAACCTCCAGAGGAGATCCTGGTGGACAGTATCGGATTGGGGGCAGGAGTGCTGGACCGACTGCGGGAACTCGACATCAGTGCCAGAGGGGTGAACGTCTCAGAGAGTCCAGCAATGGCAGACCGATATGCCAATCTCCGTGCAGAACTCTGGGACTTGACGAAGCAATGGTTCAGCGAGGAGGTGCAGATCCCGAATGATGACAGTCTGATTGCAGACCTGACGGCCCCACGATACTCGTTCAATTCATCGGGGAAGATGATCGTGGAATCGAAGGCCGAGACCAAGAAACGTCTGGGCAGATCGACAGACTTTGCAGATTCGTTGGTGCTGACCTTTGCGAGTACAGCAGCAGGCGCATCTGGGCAATACCGGAGGAAGAAGAGAGGCCGCAGAAGGAATGTGGGAGGAGTGGTTTGAGTTCCAACTTTTTCCAACCAAATTCCAACTAAATCCCCCAGTAATTTATACATATATATATAGGAGCAATTGGAATGGTCCTTTCTGACGAGAAACTGATGGAATTGATCCACTCTGGCTACATCCCTTCAGATGTCCATTTGGGGCCCTGTTCTGTGGATCTGACTCTTGCCGAGGACTACCTGGTGCCGCACTTGCCGGAAGATCGTCCCTACCTCACAATTACGGAAGACTACCCCCACAAGTTGGCCCCAGTTGAGACCTTTGTTCTTTACCCACAGAAGTTTGTGTTGGCCTCAACGAATGAACTGATCAAGATTCCAGATCACATGTGCGCAGTCGTGCATGGGAGATCGAGTGTGGGACGTCTGGGCATCCAGGTACAGAATGCAGGTTTCATTGATGCTGGATTCACCGGACAGATCACCCTCGAGCTGGTGAACCAATCCAATGCTCCAGTGTTGCTGAAACCCAACATGCGAATCTGCCAACTGGTGATGCACAATCTACATGGACAGTCGAAGAGACCGTACCGAGGGAAGTACCAGGGACAGGTGGGTCCCACTCCATCGCGGATCAAGGAGGACGAAGAATAACACACATTTAACTTGCATCTCCTGCAAAACCTTGCTGCAGTTTCCGGTAATCTGAGTAATCCGAATTATCTGGAGACAGATGGCAATTACTTACCGAAACGAACGGTTTGCTGGGTACAACAAGGCCAAGCGAACCCCCTCCCATCCAAAGAAATCCCATGCGGTGCTTGCCAAGGAAGGAGACACCGTCCGCTTGATCCGCTTTGGACAGCAGGGAGTCCAGGGTGCAGGGTCCAATCCCAAGACTAAGTCGGAGAAGGCCCGTCGAGCATCCTACTATGCCCGTCACAACGCCCAGGGCAAACCGACCTCCAAACTCTCTGCAAAATACTGGTCGCACAAAACAAAATGGTGAAATGAAACCAGGACTCTACGCAAACATCCACGCAAAGAAAAAGAGAATCGCAGCACAGAAAGCTGCAAAGAAGGCAGGCAAAAATGTGAAAGTGGAGAGAATGCGAAAACCTGGATCTGCAGGCGCACCAACGGCAAAGGCATTCAAACAATCCGCAAAAACGGCAAAGAAGAAATAAATGGCTGAATCCCCCACCCCGATGACTGCAGAAGACCTCAAAGCCTGGATTGCTGGCACGATCCAAGACTCTGTGGACCACATTGACGATGAGGTCTCACCAGTCCGTGCCTCTGCATTCCGGTACTACCTCGGTGCCCCGTTCTCTGACAGTGGAGACTCACCTGCAGAAGAAGATGGCAGATCTCAGGTCGTCAGTCGGGAAGTCCATGATGCTGTACACTCGATGCTCCCCTCTTTGATGCGGGTCTTCTTCAGTCATGACAAATCCTGTGAGTTCATCCCACGAGGACCTGAAGATGTCGCAGGTGCCGCACAAGCCACAGAGTTAGTCAGTTGGTATTTGGAACAGAGCAATGCCTACAGTGTCTTTGCAGATGCCATCAAAGATTGTCTGATCAAGGGCGAAGGCATCATCAAGGTTTGGCACGAGACGCAGTACGACATTCAAACACGAGAACTGCAGGGCTTGGACGAGCTGCAGATCGGTCTGTTTGTGCAGGAAGGATATGAGGTTACGTCAAGCGAAGAGTTGGAAGATGCTCCAGGTTTGTATTCGGTCGTGCTGACGAAGCGAACTCCACGGGGCAAGATCCGGCTGGAGTGTCTTCCACCAGAAGAATTTTTGATCAACAGAACAGCTACCTCCTTGGATGATGCCAAGATCGTCGCGCACCGACAACTGCTGAGAGTCGGAGACCTGGTTGAACTCGGCTACCCCTACGAAACGATCATCGAGTACAAAGGATACGAGGATGATTTTAGATCAAACGAAGAATGGAATCTGAGGCACCCGAACTGGCGGGAAGAGGACGACACCGACAGTGACCCTAGCAATCGATTAGTCCAGTACGTTGAGAGTTTCGTGCGTGTCGATGCCGACGGAGATGGAGTGCCGGAACTGCGGAGGATCTGCACGATCGGCAACGCTCATGAGATCATCATGAACGAACCTGTCGATTCTCACCCTTTCCTCTTGATCCGCAAAGATCCCTTACAGCACACCTGGAGAGGCATGTCTCTCTATGATGAACTCGCAGACATCCAACGGATCAAGAGTGCAGTGATGCGGAACATGCTGGACTCTCTGTCTCTGTCCACCAGGCCAAGGATCTCCTATCTGGAATCTGCTGTGGACTGGGAGGATCTGGCGAATGACGAGGTCGGGGCACTGATTCCAATGCGACAGGCAGGCGCAATCCAGATGCTGGAAATGCCCTTTGTCGGAGCAGCCGCATTCCCTTTGTTGCAGTATTTGGATCAAGTCAAGGAGACCCGCACAGGGATCTCCAAGGCATCCCAAGGTCTTGATGCCGAGCATCTCCAGTCCACCACGAGCATTGCCGTTTCAGCAACACAGAAGGCAGCCCAGGCAAGGTTGGAACTGATCGCCCGAAACATTGCCGAGTCTGGTTTCAAACCGTTGTACAAGAGACTGCTGCAGCTCACCTTGTTGCACATGGACCAACCGACCGTCATGAGACTGCGAGGTGAATTCGTCCAGGTCGATCCCCAGAGTTTTGCAGACTACGATGTGCTGATCACCCTCCCACTGGGACGAGGATCTGAAGAAGAGAGACGCCAAGCACTGCTGGGACTGCTGGAGAAACAGGAGATGCTGATTGCCCAGTACGGACCCATGAATCCGATCGTCGGACCAGAACAGTATTACCAGACTTTGCAACGTCTCTTTGCAGATCAAGGACTGGGTGCCGAGGCAGGATCATACCTCCGTCCTCCACAGCAGATGCAAGCTCTCTTGCAACAACAAATGCAGCAAGTGATTGCACAACAGAACGAAGAACCAAAACCCTCACCAGAGGAGATGCTGGCTCAGGCAGAGATCCAGAGGAAACAGCTCGAGGTTGCCCAACGTGCCGAGGAGATGAAACGAGAGGACGACAGGAAGAGGGACGAGATGGAAGCAGAACTCTTCCTCAAATTGAAGGAACTCTCCTTCAAGTACCAGCAACCGATTGATGCCTCCCCACTGCTGGATGCCCTGACCCGAAACCGTGAGCTGGAACGAGTGGACCAGGTGAGACAACAGCAGTTGTACGAACAGCAGTTCCAGGCACCTCAACCCCCACCAGGACAGATGCCCGCATGAGACCTCAGAGGTACGGATCTAGACGAAGAGCAGTACAACAACAACCAGGTCTGCTGGATGACTGGGAACTGCTGGACTATCTGGGTCTAGTTGCTCCCATGATGCCAACTGCCTTGCTTGGAGATCCTTTCAGTCCAATAGAAGCAATGGCAGGAGAAGACTCTGACATCAAACGATATCAACAGAATTATTTTGATATTACTCAAGGCAATCCTGCTCGGTACAAAGACTTGCCTATCTTTAATCCTGCAGATTATCCAGGGAAGACTATTGCTCCAATCAAGGCAGATTTGACGACTGGAGGGAAGACTTACACAGGGATTGACTCATCTAAGATTGACGATCCTGTCCCGATGATGGGTGGCCCTGAGTATGTGGTTGAACCTGGCAGAGAGTCTTTACTATTCCCTGAAGAGGCAATTGCAAACAGTAAAAGCAACACAACCTCTATGTGGGCATCAAGTCCTAAAAAAGCATTGTTAGGAGGGCAAAGTAAATTACCTCCAACAAAAGGAGGTGCTGACTTTGTGACTGTTCATGCACTTAGTCAGGATGCTCATAAATCTAATCAATCATTGATGGACAGCACATTACGGACTGTTGGTGCATATGTCCGAGATGGACGGATTAGTCCTAATGATATTGTAGAATTGAACAAATTGATCCGAGTCCAAGTGCCAGACTTCCCTGGGTTAGAAGACCCCAGTTCATATGAAAAAACGGGACAGATGACCTTTGACCAACGTGCAAAAATTTTGAACATTTTGGCAAAACCAGGTGCTGAGAAATACAACGTTCCGCCAATTTCAAAAATTTTAAATGAAACTCGAAGTGCGGAATTTCATGGAACTAGAAAGAATCAACCGATGCTTGTCTTGAAACCACATCGAGACGCACAAGGCAACTTGATTCCTTTACGATTAGGTCGAGACACAGAGGCACTGCACAACTCTTACGGTAAGGGGTTCGCAGGCGAGGTCGTTGGACGATTTGCAGCACCCGTTGCTCCAGATGCCTTGTATCCAGATTTTTATCGAGAAAAACGATCTGCAGGTAAACTAGACAAAAATATTGATTGGGAATTGGCCGACAGGTCTCAACCTGTTCAGACGATCAATCAAGAAGTGATCAGTAGAACAAGAGCAACACCTTATCAATATATACGCTCACCACGACAAGCAGAGTTGGCAATTGAGGCAGGTCTAGGAAAATTCCGAGATTCAAAGGCCAAGGTAGATGATGGAGGAGTTTCTCCTGCAGATTTTTCTCGCCAGTTGCGATCTTCTCCAGCATCTGCGGCACTAACACAATATTCAGAGAAGGATCTGAATAAAAAAATAAAATCTGGGGAGATGGAACTTTTCCAATTAGGCAAGGATTCTAAAATTGGATTCGGTCTGCAGTATGGTCAAAGTTATTTAAATGATTACGGTTTTGATTCTCCGGTTTTGTCTTCTGACGATGTGCGGATTGTTTCTGTGTTCAACAACGAACCTGGGGCAAGTGGGGTAGGAGGACCAGGCACAATGTTAAAGGCGTTGTCAAAAGGTGGGAATGTCCTTGATGCCTATGCAGTCCCAACACCAGAGAACCCGTCAGGGTTCCTTCCTAAAGTTTATGAAAAGTTTGGATTTTCTGAAGTTGGCAGAATCCCATTTAGTCGAGAATTTTTCATTGAGGACATGGAGAAAGCTGGAAAAAATGGGAAACAAGCGTATAATGATTTAGTAGAATTTTGGTTAAGCACTGGCTGGAATCCCACAATGGGAGAACCAGACATTGTGATCATGAAATATACTGGAGATCCAGATGTTAGATCAAACCCAGTCCGAGAATTTTTTGAACAGGGTCGTCTCGGTGTTAGGTCTGGAAGAACAAGGATCAACACCGCAGCAGTGGCGAGTGTTGGTGGACGAGTTGGAGGATTTGCTGGAGACACGGTCACCGGATCAAATATCCGACCAGATGATCCAAGGATCATGGAAGGTCGCAACCCACCTGCATCCCGTGGACGGTTCCCTGCGTTATTAGATGAGATCATTAACCTCTCCAATCAAGATGTTTACAATCTTGGCCTAGATAAGTACGACGTTAAAGCCCTTAGAAACAAATTAACTTCCTTGCTTTTTTAACTAAAAAGGCAGGGATTTTTGCGTTCAAAATTTAAGGAACCCATGCCCAACCCGATGAAATTCAAACCCTGTCCCACCTGCCCAGCACCAAAGGTCTGTGCAAAACTCGGCAGGTGTATCAAACAACAGAAAGGCAGAAGATGAGTGACCCTACAATACGCATAGGTGATGCTGCCAAGAAAATCCTGCAGGAAGATGCCGTGAGGCAAGCATTTGACGATCTCAAGTCTGGCCTAGTCCAGCAATGGATTTCCGGTAAGACTGCAGAAGATCGAGAGCACTGCTGGTATGCGTATCATGCCGCAACCAACCTGCAGAACGAACTGAACGCCCAGGTCCAGCGGAGTATCCGCAGGAAGAAACAAACCAAAACAGAGGAGTGATTTAGATGAGTGAATATGCGGATTCCGTGAATGTCCCAGCAGAGACTGACGGAGCACCCCAGACCCCTGATATGTTGGTAGCTGACAAGTTCGATGATTTACTTGGCACTCGACCAAACCCGCAGACCGAAGAAGTTGACGAACCTCAAGACGAGTACGAAGACGATGTACAAGACACACAAGAAGAAGAACAAGAAGAAGTAGAGGTCCAAGCAGAACCTGAACTCTACAAAGTAATCATTGATGGGGAGGAGGTCGAGGTCTCCCTCGATGAGCTGCAGAAGGGATACAGCAGACAGAGTGACTATACCCGCAAGACCCAGCAACTCGCACAGCAAAGAAAAGAGGCCGAGGCACTGCAACAGGACTATGCTCAACGGGTTCAGCAACTCAATCAGTTTGCCCAACAGATTCAGCAGCAACCGGACATCCCAGAACCTGCTTGGACTGCAGATCCACAAGCCTGGGAACGTCTGCGACACGAAGATCCAGTTCAGTTTGTGCTTGAAAAGGATGCAGCACGGGACCGACAGTTGGCACGACAGGAACGTGCCCAGCAGATGCAGTACCTGCAATCAGAACAACAGCAGTTGCAACAGCAACAGTTTGCCCAGCATCTCGAAACCGAACGACAGAATCTGTTGGAGTTGATTCCAGCATGGACCGATAAAGAGACCGCAAAGACCGAGAAGGCCGAGATCCGTAAGTTTGCTCAAGAGAAATTTGGTCTGACCGAGCAAGACCTCTCTGCAGCATACGACTCCCGCCTTGTCGCAATTTTGTACTCAGCCTGGCAAGCGAACAAGACTACCTCGCAGGCCAAGCAACAACTGAAGAAGAGTCCTGAATCGACTGTGAAAACAGCACCGAAGATGGGCCGGAATTTTACCCCAACCGATGAAGGTGCATCACGACTCAAAAAGTCAATGCAACGCCTACAGAAGTCTGGGAAGAACCAAGACGCAGTTGCAGTGTTTGATGCGTTATTGCGTTGAACCTGCAAATTTTTTTGCCCAATATGGGTAATCTAGATTATTGGAGTAAGTCACAATGGCACTTCTAACGAATGCCTCCACCTCGTATGACATTAAGGCGTCGGGAACCGAGGAGGATGTAATTGATATTAAAGAGATTGTTTATAACATCTCTCCCACTGAGACCCCATTCGTCAACAGTGTAGGGACCCGCAACGTCTCAAACACCGTCTTTGAGTGGATCACAGAAGAGTTGTCCGCAACCTCAACCACAACCGACCTGGAAGGGGATGCCATCAGTGCAGCAGCAGCCTCACTGACCACCCGAAACAGCAACGTCTGCCAAATCATGTCGAGGGCAGTAGCTGTGACAGGGACTCAGTCTGCGATCAAACTCTACGGTGAACGACTTGCCGCTTAACTAGGGAACTAGTTATGAAAAACTCCGTGAATTGCTGGGAAGTCCAGACCGGACAATCAGCAGCCAAGCCCAGAAATGGGAAGGTTCAACGACTAGCCGAAAGGCGTACACTCAAGCGAGTGGAAGTGCGGAGCACCCTGATCGGGTGAAGATATAGTCTGAACTGCCTGGGAACAGGTAGCAGTCCCGAATGGGACGGGTCAGGGAGTAGCGAACCTGATTGAACATATTGAAGACATCGCAGATGGCCCATCAGATGGCAAGACGCACCAAGGAACTCAAGCGCAGTGTCGAAGCGGCACTCTTGAGCAACCAGGCCCGCAACAATGGTGCTGCGGCAACAGCCCGAACGAGTGCAATGATTGGTGCCTGGTTGGACACCAACACCGACTTTGATGGTGGTGGTGCAGATCCGGTGACTCCAGGCTCAACAGCCCGAACGGACTCTGGAGTTCAGCGAGCATTGACT